ATGTGTTGAATAATCTTGGTGATTTCCGATATTTCATTGGTAATATTTTCAAGTTCGGTTTCTACTTCGGTAAGGCCGGTCTTCTGTGTATTTAATTTGTTGGTACGTTCTGTGACCTGTTGTTCTTTGAAATCCGGTTCAATAGATTGTTTACAAGTAGGACAGTTATCGTTGTGTTGGTAGAACTCAATATCTTTTTCGTTCTTCTTGATATTGTTTTCAATCTTACCTTTGACCTGAAACAAACCTTTGGATTTCTTTTCTAGTTTTTCTTTCTTGTCACCAATCTTTGAATCCAAGACGGCAACATGTTTATTAATCAACTCAATATCATTTTGTAGTTTATTGTGTTGCTCTTTTGATTTGCCTATTTCAGCCAGTATCTTAGCAATTTCATCATCATTATGTTTCTTGTGTTCTTCAATATTCTGTAGTTGAAGTTTAATCTTTTCTTCCGTGAGAGAGATACCGTACTTTGCTTTGGTGATATCTTCTTTGAATTCGGATAGTTTTTCTTTGACCACACCATTCATTGACGAAAAGATTTGAATGTCGAGTAAGTCCTCGATTATAGTTCTACGGTCATTGGCAGATAACTGCATGAACGGAACAAATGATGCTGAACCAAGGATGACCACCTGCGTAAAGGACTTGTAGTTTAATTTGAGAATTTGTTTCTCTAGTACCTCTTGGTAGTCTTTTGCAGCGGCATCCTGGTTCAGCAAAACATCATTGACATAGATTTCAAAAGTATTCGGTTTAATACCACGAACAATCTTATATTGTTTCTGACCAATATTAAAGAATACTTCCACAACACAATCTTTTGTATTGATGGAGTTTACCAGTTGTGGTTTATTTATTTTACGAAACGGCTTACCAAACAGTCCAAAACAAAGTGCATCAAGTACAGTAGACTTGCCTGCACCATTGTGACCAATAATTAAAGTATTATTGGACTTGGTGAAATTAATTTCCGTGAAGTGAGCTCCGGTGGAAAGAAAGTTTTTCCACCGAATCTTTTGAAACAAAATCATGTATTAAGCTTGTTTGAGTTGTGCCTGTGCTTGTTCAATTACTTTATCAATAACTTTTCTACTAAGTTTATGTGGCATTTCATCCAATGCACCTAGAATGGTATTTGTTTCCAAAACAGTAAGAGTTAATGTAACTTCTTTTTCTGGTTCTGGTGTAGCTGGTTTTGTAGTTTCTGTCATAGTTTTCCTTATGCTTGTTCAGAGTTTAATGCTTCAACGTAAAGTTCTTTTACGATGTTTTTTAATTTAACATTATCAATGTTATCTTCAGAGATGCCATCAATATACTTGTTAAGTATCGTAATAGTATCTTCTGCTTGGTCTACCAATTCTTCATCATCAAATGAAAGTTCAGTAAAATCTTCTGCAATAGAAATGTCGATAGGATTGACATTATACAGGTTATTCATGAACTTGTCAAATAGGTACGGATTGGTTTTGTTAACCACAACCACTTTGACATAGGTATTCTTGTATTCAGATAGGTCTTTACCATCAATCTCTTTAATGGTATCTATCTTATCGTCATATAGGATTTTGTGAAACATACGATTTGGATTTGGTATGAATTGTATTTCATCTTTCCAAAAATCCATGAGGTGAAATCCTCTGGTATCATTGTAATCTTGCCATGTGAGTTCATATGGATTACCAAGATAATAGATGCCATCTGAATCTGATTTGTGATGGTAATGACCAGAGAATGTATAATCAAACTTGTTGAATAAAGAACGGTCTAAACCATCTTGTGATGGCATGCCACGATGCATAGCAAAACCAGCAATCTCAAAGTGACCCATACAAATTGTGGCATCAGTCTCTTTGATAAACTGTAATGTTTGTTCATAGTTATCGGCACATATCCATGGTACCATTGCAATTGGTTTAGGTCCAATGTAGATGGTTTCTGGTTCTGTGATAACATGTATGTTGCCATACTCTGCTAATAATAAGTCAACAGAGTTCACATCATTTGTATTCTTAAAGTATGTATCGTGGTTACCAGCCAACATGAATACTTCACAACCCAACTCTTGTAGAGGGTCAAAAAACATTTCTTTGGTACGTTTCAACGAATAGAAGTTCACATACTTTCTACGGTCAAACGTATCACCTAGAATCAGTACGAACTTAATTTGTTCTTCTTTGATTTTAGGAAAAAATGTTTCACGGTAAAACTTCTCATAGAAGTCCAAAAAGTGAACTGAATCGTTTCTAGCACCAAAGTGTTGGTCGGTAATTACGGCAATTTTCATCATTCGTAATAAATGCCTAACACATTGTTACGATTCATTTTGGCAAACGAGTCTGCCTCTTCTTTGGTCTTAAACCATTTAAAAAAATGTACTGTAGCTCCTTCTGTAGGAACCCATTTAACTTTCCACATATTTTCTCCTCAAAGATTACATTATAACACTATTCTATAAATTTTTCAATCCCTTTTGGATTCTTTGCCAGTTTTAAATCTTTCTTTGCCTGTTTGGCATCTTCATACGTCTCAATGAATTCGGATATATTATCATACAATTCAAATTGCCTAGATGTACCATCTTCAAACTCCATCATCTCAAACTCATCTAAGATACCAATCTGTTCTGTGGCTTTGTATTTCACATACAGTTGTTTCTTTTCTTTCTGTATTCGTCTAAGGAAAGCATAATAAATGATTTGAGTGAAATAGGCAAATGGATTCTTCGATTTGGTTTCGTCAAAGTTGGCAAAGTACATAAGACAGTTTTCAATACCATCCGAAATCATTTCATCTCGGTAAGTATAATTGATAAAGTTTGGCTTATGTGATAATCCTTCGGCAATTTTCATAAAGCATTCACCTATGTAATTCGGTATACGAGGTTCAGGTAAACCTTTTTCAATTGCTTCTTTTTTCTTTGTCTTGTACTCGACCAAAGCTGTTAGAAAATCGCTGTTGTTAATATAATGTTTTTGTTTACTCATTCAAATGTACCATAAAAAGTTGTTGACAAGGGGCTTGACATGTGTTACAGTCCTCGGTGTTCCCCTATGATATATATTAATGAAGGTCAGCTTCATCTATATCCTCTAGTTCAGCTAATGCTTCCATTAACTGATGAGTTTCTTCTTCGGTTTGTTTGTTACCCTCAAACCTATTCATCTTAGTTACCGTTTCATGGTAATACTCAGCGAATTCATCGGAAGGTTCAATCAAACAAAGAACCTCTTCCGTTTTAATCTTAACCGTATTTACTTTCATCAAAGATAAAGGTAACCAATTCTGCATTACCAAATTGGTGTTTCTTACCTCAAACATCATTGGTGTTGCAAGCTCCATCATAGTTTCATCTTCTGATGTATAATTAAAATGACAAACAACATCCAATCCATCTTTGAAACGGACAATTTTTATATTATTTTCCATCTTTAAGTCCTATGTTGTAAATTTTAAATGAGAACTTCTCTTCATTATATATCTTCACTCTTTCCACAAAATGTTGGAGTGTAAAATTCATATGTTTTTTGTGTCTGAGGTCATCTGCAATGTCGTAGAGTGTTGCAATGGTTTTACCCTCAGACTGCCTGAGGCCTCGACCAATTGATTGCAAGTTCCTAACTCTGGACTTTGACGGCGACGCAAATATAATATTGTGCAAATTACGTATATTAATCCCAGTACTAAAGGTGCCAAAAGAAGCAACAACAATTGCATCATTTTCTTTCTCCATAATTCCACGAATCTCTTCTCTTGTTTCGGTTTCTGTACCCCCATGTACAAAGAATACCTTTCTTTCACCAGCTCGTTCTTTAATCATATCAAAAAGTATCTTACCGTGTTTCTCTACCATTTGATACAATACCAAAGTATTGGTCTTTAATGATATGGTTAGATTACGAATGAATTTGTTTCTTGCCTCATTTGCAATTAGATACTGAATCTCATCCACATAAGTTGCACCTTTCATTTCAGCACATATCTCATCCGAGTGTTTAAGTACTAAACATTTGATACCAAAGTCTGATAATTGTTTTTTATCAATCAATTCTTTAGTTGTAATAACTTTTTCGACAGGACCAAATAGACCTTCTAGGACCAATTTGTGTGTTTTGGTTCCATCTAAAGTACCAGTTAGACCAATACGGTATTTTGTTTTGTTGGCAGAAGTCATAATGGTTGTCAAAGACTGTGCCTTGAATAGATGCGCTTCGTCACCTATAATGTAATCAAACTGTTCAAAATAAGATTTGTCCATCTGATACAATGATTGCCATGTAGATATCGTAATGGCTTTATCTGTGGTCTTTTCTTTACCTTGGTATATTCTATGTACATGCATAAAATTTTTGAAACCACTTTCACTCGCATAGTCACCAAAGTCTGCGTATAATTGTTCCACCAAAGATGTAGTCGGAACAATAATAAGGCCTTTAAGATTTTGATAGTCTAATAACTGCCGGCAAATAAGATATATGATTAATGATTTACCTGATGCCGTAGGTGACAATAATAATGCTCTACGATTACGCATTGCGTGAACATAAGCATTTAATTGGTGTTCTCTGACTTCAATTGGTTCTCCGTTTGAATGAAGATTTAAAGTTTTGATAAACTTTTCTGCCAGATATACAGAGTATTCATCTGTCAGTTCTTCTATTTCGTATGTATATTCACGCTCAGCACAGAATTCTTTGAGATAAGGTATGAGTCCAAGATAGATTTGGCCAGATTGTAAGGCATATAACCTTATTTTCCCGTCCCAAATTCGATTCCGATAGGCTGGAACGAACTGATAACCTGGTACAAAGAACGTGAAGAACTCAGACAATTCCATCGCAATGTGGCGTTCACAGGCCACTTTGGCGAATACTTCGTCTTTCTTCGTTATAACTAAATCACTGGCCACCAATGAATTTCTCCCATGATATAAAGTCACGCAGTTGCCATGTTCTTTGTTTCAATTCGTTCATAACAGATTCTAATACTGAAATGACTTCTTCGTGGTAGACCTTCTTCTCAAGTAACTTGATGAGGTCAGCGTCTGCTTCTAAGTAAGTGGTTATGTCAGACTTCAGAGCAAATTGAAATGGTTCCCAACCATATTCATTCAATTCGTCTTGTGACATTTTGCCTGTAAAGTATTCCCATTTGACCTTACGCATACGTAGATAATCAAAGTGAGCCTTCTTTGAGGCAATTCTGTGTTTGGTTAAGATGGCCAAATACTTACTGTGATAACGAGGTATCTTTAGTAATTCTTTGGATGGTTCTGTTTGGTCAATAGCCGCATCGGAATCCCACATCTTTAATATCTGTTCAAGTGTTTCCATATTATTTTCTTAATATAATCAATAGCTTACATAATAAAAACATTATAT